AGAGATCTGAAGTATCTGTGGCAGCAGGTCAATTACACTGACATGTGCAAGGCTGCAGGCGTAGAGATCGAGAAGTGGTATTGGGCTGTGGTAGAGACTAAGTGGCCTTACAAGAGCAGCCTGATCGAGTTCACTCCGCGTGACCTTGACACTGTCAGGAAGGAGCTTGATGAGGCCTATGACACGCTTAAGAACGGTATCAAGCACAATTCGTGGCCTGACTACACACCTGACGAGCCCGTGACTGTCAGCATGTATGGAGTCATGTAATGCCAAAGCTGCCGAGAGATAAATACCACACTCTCCCGCAGCTAATGCAGGAGGCAATTGAACAATTCACTGCCAAAAAAGTTCATTGGCCAGAAGACTTTCAATTGCCTCCTCTCATCTCTTGGGGAGAGCCCTATGTGGATGATCGCCCTGACTATTTAAAATATGTGAATGGAATGCTCGACAACGGGAGGATCACCAAATTAAATGCTCGATCATTCATTCAAGGGCTCAGGACCTGTGGCCCTGAAGGCGAGAAATTAACCAATACAATTAAGAAAATAACCAAATGAGACAGAAACCTTTTATACCGGAATGGCTATTCCAACAGAACTTTAATCCACACCAACTATCTGTATACTCATACGTCCTTATGAGAGGCTCTTGTTTTGAAGACAAGCGCAATATCTCGAAGGCACTTCATATGAGTAAGAATACATTTTTCAAGACCCAGAAGCAGCTCCTTGAAGGAGGCTGGATCGAGGCAGAAACCGAAGGCAAGAAGACCTGCCTGAAGGCAACGTGTCTCAAAACAGGGACACGTATGAGTCCCAAATCAGGGACACGTAATGAAAATACGTGTATCAAATCAGGGACACGTTCAGGAAAAAACAGGCCCGAAACGATCAAAAAACAGACTACGTGTCCCAAATCAGGGACAGTAACTAACAGTACTACTATAGAAGAAAAAATTTCTGATTCAGGAAGACACGCAGCCTTCGTTGCTTCTTACCTCGTTGGGCAGAGTCTGAGAGGAGGCCGCAATGAAGACTGATTGGAAGATACCTCACAGCTTGCAGTATGAGAATGCAGTCCTTGGTGCAGCTCTCGAGGGAGGCTTTGAGGAGGCAGTTGAGCTGGGAGTCCAGAGTGATCACTTTCACGGGGCTCTTCATAAGAAAGTTTGGGACGCCGCTGTAAAGCTCTCCGAGCAGAACAACGAGGTCAACTACCTGACAGTCCGAGACCAGTCAGAGGGAGCAGGTATGCTGCTCAATAATCTGTGCTCTGAGGGTTACCCCAGCTCGATGCTGTCTTACTACTATCCGAAGCTTGAGGAGGTCAGAGTCAAGAGGTCTGTGTTCGAGCGATACTGGAATGCTCTCGAGAACTTCAAGGAGGACATACCGTCAAAGGAACTTCTCAACCGCCTAGAGAGCGACTTCTACGAGGTCACAAAGAGCTCCGCTGGAGTCAGGGACCAGAAGACAGGCTGGAGAAGCCTCGTAGAGGTGCTTGAGGAGGCCTCTAAGGGTGGTTTACCCAGCAACGGGTGTAAGACTGGCATAGGAGCCATAGACGCAATCCTGAGGGGATTTAAACCCGGTTCTATGAACACCATCGCAGCGAGGCCCGGTTGTGGTAAGTCAGCCCTAGCTGTGCAGCTCATGCTCGAGGCCGCCCAGAGGGATGAGCACGTAGTGTATTTCACCTATGAGATGCCGTTCGCTCAGATCGGGGAGAGACTGCTGGGCAACCTCACAGGTGAGGACATAGGCTGGTATAAGGAGTCAGGGAAGGGAGACATCAGGAAGATTGCCACAGGGGCTTCCACTCTCACCAGACTGCCCATCACAATCGAGGATCAGCCCTCTATCAATGTGAACAGGATCCGCTCTATGGCTAGGCGGCTGACTAAGCAGAAGAATGTCAAGCTGTTCATCGTTGATTACCTGCAGATCGTCCCCCCAGCCTACCGCAATCAGAACAAGGTGGTTGAGGTGAGCGAGATCAGCAGGACACTGAAGATGGCAGCTATGGAGACAGGCGTCCCTTTTGTGACACTGTCACAGATGAACAGGAGTATTGACATGTCAGACAGGGAGCCCTCCCTCTCAGACATACGCGAGTCAGGAGCAATCGAACAGGACTCAGACTCTGTCAGCTTCCTGCACCAGCCAGACAGGGATGATCAGACAAGGGTCAACTTCATAGTCAGGAAGAACAGGCACGGCAAGACAGGAAAGGCAGAGCTTGAGTGGACCCGCTGGAACGGTAGATTCAGGGGCATAGATAAATCACATGAAGAGGGGAATAAATCACCGATATGATAATCAATATAATGTATAGTTCAGCCTGCTCCGAGGCTACAGCATCACTGGAGATGCAGATCAAGGACAACGCTGACTTAGGAGCTCTGGTCAAGGCCCTCTCTGCAATAGCAGACGATGACGCGCACTTCGAGGACGGGAAGGAAGACAATGAATCAAACTAAGCTAGTCATAGGCTTCAGTGGCAAGAAGAGGTCAGGCAAGACAGAGGCCTCAAAGGCTATTCTAAGAGCGTTTCCCTCGAGGGCTGTAAGAATCAGCCTAGCAGACCCCATAAAGGATGCTGTAGCCCTCATAGCGCAGCCTGTGACCTCTCACAACAAGTCGATACTGCGGCCAGTCCTGCAGACATACGGAGAGGCTATGAAGCAGCTCTACGGGTTTGACCATTGGGTCAAGAAGGCCACGGCCAGATGGGGTATGCTTCAGAAGAATCATGATATAATGATATGTGATGACATCCGCTTCCCGTTCGAGGTCGAATGGATCCACAGTCTAGGCGGCAGAGTCATCATGATACGCAGGGCCTCCGAGTCATCAGACGATACTCACGTATCTGAGACCAGCATCGATGACATCAAGCCCGACTATATCATAGACAATGACTGCTCCAGTATGGAGCTCTCAGAGAGCGTCATGTCTGCATTCAAGGATTATGAGGCCAGTATACGAGTCTGACGCAGACAGGGACAGGCAGACGCTTGTCAAGGTGAAGGTAGAGAGGATCCTCAAGCAGGTCCTCATGCCTCTACCACCCAGACACCACTTCGACTATGCCGCAACTACCGCAGGCGCAGTCACAGAGCTCATAGAGGTCAAGTGCAGGAACATACCACACCAGCAGCATGACACCTTCATGCTCTGCACCTCCAAATTCACTGCAGCAGGCTGGTATACCCTGATTAACCCAGACATCAAGGTAAGCCTCTGGGTGCAGTGGACAGACGCCCTAGGCTCTCTGGACATGACTGTCCCCTACCCTGACTGGAGAATGGGAGGAAGGACAGACAGAGGAGATGATCAGGATATAGGCCTAGTCACCCACATACCCATCTCAGCATTTACGCTGTATGATTGCGTAAACCCAGAATAGACATATACTCGGATGGGCGGCTGGCAGATTACAGAGTAAATTATGGGAGTTAAGACTAAGTGGAACCCTGACCTAGAGGCAGCAGGTATAGCTCGCTACACGGGTAAAGGACTCAAGCGCGTAGACCCTGAGAGATACGAGAGTATCTTGAAGGCTGCAAAGAATGGTTTCGGCGTAGATACACTGATGGAAGTCTTCGGTGTGTCACGCGAACTTGGCCTGAAGATGATCGAGCAGGCTGACAGAGATCCCCAAGCTCAAGAGGCTTTCCTCGAGAAGCTTGTGAAGACAAGGGACCTAGCTCTGGAGAGACTCAGTAGTGCGCTGGAGAGTGGTGAGATGAAGGCTACGCAGTTGCCCGTCACTACTGGCATATTAATCGACAAAGTCGAACAGCTCCTCGGTAAACCCTCCACAACTATTAGACATGAGTCCGTAAATCTGTCAGGACCAGCACTGGAAGAGCTGATCAAACAGTGCAAGCCTAAGGAAGTCATTGAAGCAGAGGTAGTTGAGAGTAAGTAGGTATATTCTTTCTATTAAACATATCGTATATTGTGCGAAGAAACAGCACAAGATGGGGGGAGGGGGTCAACGGTTTTGGTTTTTAGTAGCAATCGTTGCGGATCTCTCCTCACAAATTAAATGAGCAAAACAGATACTCCACACAGACGCACCAGAGGCAAGAAGGCCCGCAGAAGGACTATGCTGGACACGGAGGACCTCCGCTGGAAGGCTGGCAAGGAGCCACGAGAAGCCACTGTCACAGGCCGCCCTATGAACCCTAGGCTACTGAGCACTGATCTCGGTCTTGTCAGGGTGACTGACAGCAGGCCGTTCCAGAAAGGGTTGAAGATACCTGTCTGGATAGAGCCAGACTCTGGTCACATGTTCTGCAAGGGTCGCCCAAAGCAACTGGATAGATACTAGCATGAACTGGACGCCACATCCTGTATACCCTATTCCAAATAGGGAAGAAGCTCAGGCAATGGCTGCCGAGGGAGCTCTCGAGGGCTTTTACCTGAAGAGGGAGGAGCTGATCAATCTCGAGAAGAACGATCCCTTCAATTACGGCTCTGACTGGCACAATACCAAAGGGCTGTTCACCCACTGGAAAGACGCTGACAAGGCTCTGGAAGACCCGAAGATAGACATAGTCTATATTTTTGGGGGAAACAGGGGAGGTAAGAGCAGGTATATGGCCTCGAGAGTAGTCAGGACTCTGGCCAACAAGGCTAGGTCTGCGGTCTGGTGCTGTCACTCTACGCATGACTCTTCCGTGCAGGTTCAGCAGCCTTACGTGCATGAGTATTTACCTGTGCCGTGGAAGGAGCAGAGGAAAGGGCAGAGGGCTGTGGTGAACATAGGCTTCTCCCAGAAGAACGGTTTCAGTAATAAGACTTTCGTGGCCCCGAACGGGAGCCAGTGCTGGTTTAAGAATTACTCTCAGGAACTTTCAGCGATGGAGGGAACTGAGCTTGATTTGATTTGGTGCGACGAGTTAGTCCCGCTGGCGTGGATCCAGACTCTCAAATACCGCCTCATCTCGCGTAAAGGCAAGCTAGTCGTAACTTTTACACCAATCGAGGGATTCACAAGCACGGTCAAGGATGCAATGGACGGTGCCATTATCGAAGAGACTCGGGACGCAAAGCTTATAGGCAAAGATGACAACCCTATTGACGGAGTGCCTCGAGGTCATATGCCATACACCGCGAGGACTAGAAGTGGGACTGGAAAGCTGTTCTGGTTTTTCAGTGAGTGGAATCCCTACAGCCCGTTTGAGAGAATGGAGCAGACGCTGCAGGGTAGGACTAGGGAAGAGAGAGAGATTAGGGCCTACGGGTATGTCAGTAATCCTGTTGTTGGCAAGTTTCCGAGGTTTACAGACAGGAATATTTGCAGGAAAGACCAGATACCTAAGGACGGCACTAATTATATGGTGGTGGATCCTACACCCGGCGACCGTAACTGGTATATGCTCTGGGCTAAGGTGGACGATCTAGGCAGGATCTTTGTCTACAGAGACTGGCCCGATATGGCCAACTACGGAGAATGGGCGGTAGCAAGCGAGAAGCTTGACGGCAAGAAAGGCCCCGCACAGACTGCTGACTGTGGCAGGAATATCATCCAGTATAAGCAGCTCATAAGAGAGCTGGAAGCCACTGACGGTGGTATACATGAGCGATACATAGATCCTAGAGCGGGAAGAACAGCTATTGTAAGCCAACGAGAGCATAACCAGAACCTGATTGACCTTCTTGCAAATCCCGACAGGGGAGCTGGGGGAGAGATCACAAAGGAAGGGCTCTTGTTCGTGCCTTCAGCGATGGCACACATTGATGAGAGCTGTGCATTGGTAAACAATTTGTTTGCCTATGACATGAGCCGGGAAGTCAGCATTCTGAACGAACCTAAGCTGTATGTATCAGAGGAGTGCCAGAATTTAATTTACAGCCTAAAAACGTGGACAGGTAACGATGGCGATAAAGGAGCGAGCAAGGATCCAGTAGATGCTTTGAGGTATCTTATTCTGATGGATCCGATTTATGTTTCGAGGCAGACAAATTATTCAACTGAAAGTTTAAGCTATTAATGAACACCATCGATGACCAATTACAGGCCAATACTGACCCTAATATAAATCAGCTCTGCACAGAATACCGCAGGGCTTACTCAGATGAACGCATGACCTACAGGGTTAGGGAGTCTGATGAGACCCGGTTCGCTACGTGGAACGGCCAGAGCCGAGACGGGAAAAAACACGCAAAAGATCTGGGCAGGCAACCATTCCCGTGGGAGGGAGCAAGTGACACCAGAATACGGCTGGCAGACGAGGTCTGCAGCTTTATGGTAAACCTGTCAACCTCTGCCATTGGCAGGGCCGCACTTAATGT